TCGAGGCATGCTGATCGCGCTCTTTCGTCTCGTCCGGCTTCAACAGCTTGTAGCCGTTGCGGAGAGTGATGGTTCCGTCGTCGATCACTGGTTGAACCAGCACTTTGTATTCCAACGGCGTGATGCCGTGCTTCTTGCTCATGATCCTACCTCTTCCATGGTTTCTCTGCTGATCAGCCTCAACTCGTTGAATACTGCGGCTCTCTCTCGCATGCGGGCCAACAGCAGCGGATCGGCGTTTCCTGCCTCCCACGATGCAGCAACCCAGTTATTGCGGGCGTCCTCTGCCCATGTTGCGCACGCACGCAGCAGTGCCTCTGTCAGCGGGTGTGCGGTCCAGTCGTCCCAGTCGTCAGCGTCGATCCTCATTCGATCGGCACCTCATCCTGAGGCATTTCAGCCAACTCAGGCACCAGCCCCATCAGCGGGTTCTGTTCCTGATCCGGCATCATCGGGGGCGCGCCCATCGCGTACGGGTCGCCTTGCATCGGTGGTGCGCCTTCCCCGCCCTCCCCGCCCATCATTTCGGGTGGCATCTGACCCATCATCGGATCATCCTCCGGTCCGCCCATCGGCGGAGGAGGTTCCGGCATCGGGGCGAGATGATCGGGCACGAAGTCGGGTTGCGGGATCGGGATCGGGATGCCCATCGGCAGCGACACAGCAGCGCGCGCCGCAACAGCTTCCGCTGATACTTTATCGGTCTCAGCCCGCGCCTTCTCGGCCTGCGCCGCTTTGAGATCGACTTCGGCCGCGGCACCCGCCTGCATAAGAGGATCAGGAGGCGGAGCCTGTTTCAGCAGCTCCTCCGGTCGTTCAATGCGAGCCGCCTCAAACGCGCGGCGGGTAGCGGCGAGCATATCGATATGCGGATTGCCGGACTTGGCTTCTTCGAGCACGAACTGCGCCTTGCTCATCCGTTGCAGGTCCGTGATCATCCCCGGATCGCTCACCGGCATGATGACAAACCCCTGCTGGTACTCGGGGTAGTCCGCGGCGTTGATATCGTAGATGAGTTTGAATTCCTTCGCGAGCGCGCGATAGATGCGCTTGTAGATCGCGGTGAAAACCTTCAGGCCCTGCTCGATCAGCGCCATTGTGCCAGTTGCCGTCATGCCCTTGCCCGGTTGATCGCCAACGAGCACATCCTTGATCGACGCGACCTCTTTGCCGGCATCAACCATCATGCCGAGCAGCTGGAACAGCGTAGGCGACGGGCCTGGGTGCTCCATGTTGACGATGGCTTGGCGGAGATCGGTGCCAGGAGATTGCACGCGCTTGTACTCACCCGGACGCAGCTTGATCTCGGCTTTGCCCTTGCCGATGTCTACGCCAGCACCGATAAACCCGCCACCAGCGTTCTGCAGCGTGCCGCTGTCCATCATCTGGTTCAGCGTCGTGTCGATCACATCCGAGATGGGCTCAAGCAGGTGTCCAAACCCTACCGGGTAGAATCCGCCCTCTGGATCAGGAATGAACGGCATCAGCACGAAATAATCGTGTCGTGGGATTCGAACGATCCTGCCGCGCTCTTGATCGAGCGTCATTGCGCCGGGATCAAAGCACGGCTTGATGCGCACCAGCTTCTCAGTGCTCTCATGCACCGTCACCACCCATGGCTCCGGCGTGCCATCGCCGTCCAAATCCAACCATCGGTGCTGCTCGATGAACGTTTCCGGCGCGTCTTCGTCCTCGCCTGTCTCCGTCCCCTTGATCTCGATGTCGAGGAACCAGCCTGAGCGGCGACGCTCACCGATCTCATGCGGGTAGAGCGTGAAGACGTGCGAGATGCGAGGCACCGTCTCAAGACTTTTCGCCTTCTGGTTCACAACCAGATCGAACGCGCTGATCATCTCCGAGCGATAGCCGGGGCCGCTCGTCTTGTCGGGATAGACCTTCTTGAACGCGCACCCAATGATTGGGATCTGATGCAGCGCTGTATCGAGATCGTCTTCCCAGTTCGGCAACTCGTTGAGCAGTTGGCTCGACATTGCCTCGGAAATTTCGTCCGCCAGCTCTGCCAGTTTGCCATCGGGATCATCGCCAATCACGCGGCACTTGACCACGCGCGGACCATCCACAATCGCTGGATACGCGCGGGCCGCGAACTGCAATGCGGCGGTGGTCAGCAGCGGATATTTGACGTTCGAGGCATCCGGCCACGGGAACGACTTCGGCTCTTTTTTCTGCTTGGCGAGATCCATAGCGCGTTGTGCGCGGGCCTCCCAATCGCTGCGACTGTCCCTATCAAGTTTGTATTCACGCACCACCCGCGAGCCGATCTTAGCACGCTCGTCTTCGGACAACACCTCAGCGCAGTTGTCTAGATTGACCAGCTTGGTCAGCGTGATGACCCGCTGCCGCAACTCCATGACGTGCTGCGGCACCATTGGCACAACGTTGTCATAGCCATAGCTCTCGCCTGCCGGTCCCGGCTGCATTTGACTGTCCATGCCCATCGGCGCGTACGCCTCAGGCATCATTTCCGGGTCCATCAGTATCCAGTGCTGCGGTTGCGAGCCGCGCGGTTGAACGCCTCGTCTTCATCGTCGTAGGGCGCGACCTTGGCCACCCTCATGCCGCTCATCACCAGATAGCGGTTAGCGTCCATCAAGTGGTCGTTTTCCTTGATGATCTTGCCGTTCTCATCGCGTCGATAGATGCGAAATTCGCTGATCCAGTTGCGGCACGTCGAGAACACCTTGAGCCGGCCTGACACCAGTCGCTGATAGACGGCGTGAATGCCTGCCTCCACCGCGTTGTCTGCGTCGATCAGGTTGAGCCCTTCCTTCGCGTATTCCTCGCGCAACTTACGCCCGTCCACCTGGCCTGATCCGGCTGAAGCGGGATCGATAGCACCCCAGATCCAGTCACCGCGCTGCTTGATGCCACTCGCATGCACTGCCGGTGCCGACTGCCCCATGTAGTGCTCGCTGTAGAGGTAGATGCAATCGCTCTCCCGATCCCACGCACCCCAAATTGCCGCCGTCCGCTTCCAACCCACATCGAGACCGTAGGCGCGAGGCCACCAGTCCGGCAGATCGAACGGCTCAACAACGAACGATGCCTCGGGCACCGGGTAGATGACACCAGCGCCCATGACAGGCGTTCCCTTCGAGCGCGCGTCCCGCATGTGGGGCTCCATCGCGTCGAGCATTTCCTTCTTTGCCTTTTCCGAGATGTGCGGAACATCGTCCCATGATGCAGACACGCAAAGGCGGCTCATGCGGGGGCCAACTCCGGCATGAATTTGAGCGCAACCTTGGACAGTCCCAGCAACGGCGTAAACGTGCACAGCATCAGCCCGTTGTCATCCTCAGGCGTCGTCGCCGTCAGGCGCAACACGCACTCTTCATAGACCTCAATCGGCGGCTCTTCGTCGAGCCAGCACACTTGCTTCTTTGTGCCCTGGAATTTCTGCCGCCCCTGATCGTAGCTCTTGAAGCCGAGGCGGCTCACGCCACCTGTCACATGCCGGACCCGGATTGTATCGAATGCACCGCTGATGCCGCGCTTGGTGCTTGGGTTGCCAACGATGAGATCGCCCGGAATCATGCCTGTCCCAAGTGCGCCTTCCCCACCCTCACCGCCAACGCCCGTCAGCGCCATTTGAATCACGTCTCGCGTCGTCTCGCTGGTGTCGCCGGCAGCCCAACAATCCACTGGATCTGTAAACCGTCGCCCTGGCCACCATTCCGGATACTCCCCAGTCAGATGACACGTGACTTCATACGCGCCGACGCCCCAGGTTTTGCCGACACGGTTCGCAGCCATCATGCAGCGCTCCATGTGCGTGACGCCACCCGCAAAGAACTGCATGTGTTTCGGGTATAGCTCACGACGTAGAGCCCCCGTCTCCGGGTACATCCCGTAGAACTTCCGTCGCGCTGCCCGCCGATCCCGCTCCTCCAGCAGCGCCAGAAGCTCCCGCTTTTCCGAAGAGGTGAGCGATTCGAGCATCAAGTTGGGCATTGGTCAGGCTGATGCTCAGCTCCCCGTCGAGTTGCAACCGATCACCGTAAACCTTCGGTGCCATCTTCGAGGCTTTCCACTTGCGGGCGTCGATCCGATTGCGGGCACGGGCTGCGTCTGGCTCCGTGTCAGCAATGCTGACGATCTCGTCGGCGTAGTGCTCAGCCTGGGCCTCCCGCGCGCGGGCGTACCGTGCCGAGAAATCGGCATCATCCAGCAGCCATGCTCGGATCGTCTCGATGGATGGAACCATGCCGATGTCCTCTCGGCATATCTCCCGTAGGGCTCTACCCTCTGCAATCGCGGTGCAGACGTGGGTGTAGATCCTCTCACGCTCTTGGGTGGAGTAGGCCATTAGGATTCGACCGTCTCCCTGTAGACTGAGACCAGCGGCTCGGCTTTGGCTTCCCCGAGCACGTATGTGAGGGCTACCTTGTTGAGGCCGATGTCACACGGTGGACATAGCGCCATCCAGCGGTTATCGGCGGCACAGGCCGACCACTGGTAGCGGGCGGGCTGACCACAGCGGGTGCATGGCTGCTTGACGATCGATGCAGGGGTATAGCGGCGAGCGGAGCCGATGGTGCTGCTCAATGTCTCACCCCTGTTGGCGGTTTGAGCGATGCCGTCTCTCCACCTCGCAATGTTGCAACCTCGCTGCGTAGGCGCACGCACTCATCCGCCACTTTTACGAAATCATCGTACAGCGCATGATGCGAGACCAGGCCTTCCTCATTCAGCTTGAGCACTCTCTCCCTCGCCTTGCCGTGTTTTTCCGCAACGTCGAGCGCGCGCTGGACCCCCCACGCCAACCAAACGATCATGATCGCCTCAGCTACGGCGATGCCGAACCACAGGTAGGCAATCCATGCCTGTGTCATGCTGTCTCCTGCGTCGGGATCGGTGGCGGGGTGGTTTGCGCCACCTTCGGCCGGGGGAGCCAGTCGTCGACCCAGCCGCGTTGCATCGAGTGCGGCGAGGGCAACCAGCGCTGGCGCTTGCCGCAGCACGTGCATTGGCGTCCCACTGCCTCACCCCATGCCATCCGGTGATGACGAGGCTCGAACTCCCAGACGTGGAGGCCGATGGCGCAGCGGAGACGAGCACTCATTGGCGGCGCTCCCACCACTTGGGCTTGGGCTTGGGTTCGACCTTGACCAGTCCGACAGGTAGCCACACCCAGCCATGGCCATTTTTCAGGACCCACACACCGTTGCTCATGATGATGGCTCCCCGCGCTCGTGGAGCAGCAGCGGCACACACGAAATGGAGACGATCTGATTGTCCCGCGTCTGCGGTCGATCGGGCAGGTAGTACCTGAGGTCGCCGCTGTCTGACGTGGCAGTCTCCACTGCCGCCTGAATGGCGTGGCAGGTGCGAACTGGCACGCTTTTCCCCACCACATCCGTTGAGCGGAGTGTGGCGAGCATCATGACTATTTCGAGCAGGGCTGAACCTCAAACAAAAAACCCGGCGAGGCAGAGCCTGACCGGGCATGGTGAGCAGCAGTAGCGCTTTTGTGCCACATCACCCTTGGGTGGTCAAGGGTCGGTATTGTCCGCACCAAAACGTATCGCTCGTCACGAGCAGGGCGGGAGCCGCTCGGCAGTGACCATCTCCCATCTCTCTCTCGCCTCGCTGTGTAGACAAGATGAAGAACTCGCATTTCCCGCACGCTCGCACTGCCTGCTGCACCGCATGAAGCCGATCCTCTCGCTCCACAATGCAACGTGCTGCCAGCGACACCTCATTTGCCTGCTCGCTCGTTGCGCGCTCCCGGATAGCTACGGCAATACCGAGACCGGCTGCGCCTCCAGCAGCGCTAGCGATCTTCGCACACGCCTCGCGCTCGTCCGCGATGGCCTGCTTGATCTGTTTTTCGTGAACGGCGCACGGCTCTATCCGAAATTCGTCCAGTACACAGTTGCATCGAAACATGGGCGGCCTTTCTCAGTCTTCGTTAAAGTTCAGTGGCGGCACCCAATCGGGCGGCGCGCTTGTCAGCATTTTGACGTTAAACCAGATGGTTCGAGAGCCACGCGCATACGCTTTGCCGCTCTCCACGCGAACCTCTCTCACTGCGAAATATTCATCAGGATTGGCAACCGATTGCACGTGGTCTGCCGTGACGATTGTGCCGATAGCGGGCACCTGCACCCATCCAGGCTGCATTGTCGGGGCTTTCTATTGCTTCGCTGAGACGACGATAACGCCGTCGCGTTTGGTGCCAATGACGGCGTTCTTTACAGTGCTCATGTTCGGCCAGCCACCGGACATTTCAGGGCCTTCGGCATCGTCGTCGCCTTCGACAATCTCCTTACCCCACGCGTAGTGCTTGACCGTGCCGTCTGTGAACACGACGGCACGGTCCGTGGTGCAGCTATCGTCCCATGGCCACGGCCATCCATCTGATGGCACGGTGCCGTCATCGTTGATCTTCAGAAGACCTGCCACGGCTTGGCGGTAGGCGGCATCCGACATAGCCGTCTTGATGAGCCAACACAGCCGGCTGTCCTCGCTCCTTGATGTGTGCTGCTCTTTCATCTCGTGAATGCGGTATCCGTCGAATGCAAGCGAGCCAAGCCACTCGCGATCGCTGTAGAAGTCAACTCTCGTTCCCATGTCGTCGGGCCTTTCTTAGTTGTCGATCTGCTTGATAACGGCGTTGTACGCCAGCCGTGCGGCATCCACCCTACAGCGGGCGGCGATCACGGGGTAGCACGGCTCCGACCGCTCGCCGGTTGAGAACGCATCTTCGATCTCGTTGGCGTCCTCGATTGCGTCGAGAAACGCCTGCCACGCGGTTCGTGCCGCCGGATCGACACGCAGCGGCGTGCAATTGATGATCGACTGCGCGCGACTTCTGCTTACTGTGATAGCTCTGGTCATCTGCGGGCCTCACTTTGACGCGCCGAGGGCAGCTATTGCTGCCTCGGCTTTGCGTTGATTAATCGCGCGCATGGCTTTGCCTGTCCACATGGCCAGTTTGTGATGGTCATCATGGCGCAAGAGCGCGCCACGGTCGTAGTCGTGGCTTAGGCTGGACCCGATCTCTACGTATCCAATGTGCTTCCATCCGACAGGGATGTGCGTCCAAAGCTGCGCATCAGCCCACCAGATCGGCATCGCCTTACCGGCCGGGTCTTCCTCGTGGTCGCTGGTCAATCGCTTGGCCCAAGCATCAAGGGGCCAAGCGGTGATGCGGCTGCGTGTGTTGTCGGCCATGGTCAACGGCTCCAGCGCTTGGTTTTGCCGTATTGCGTGTCTTCGCCGTCAGCCTGCGCT